GTCCGCAGCAAAGATGGGCGGTCAAATTGGCAAACAAATTCTTGAAAAGCAAGGTTTAGAGCCGTACTTCAAATATCTACAAGAGATTAAGGGTGACATTAATAAAGTTCTGGACCGAGCCGTTAAACAGTCTAAAGCTGCTGGAGTTAGCGGTGATTTACCTTCATTTATTAAAGAATACAGCGGTGCAAACCTAAAAGATAAAGATGCTCAAGAAGTCGGCATTAGCGCCAATGCAATTGGTCATGCCTACGCTCTTAAAAATCAAGTTGCCGAACATCCTGAATGGGTAGGTCGGTCAGGTCAAATTCAACAATTCTTTAATCGTTATGTAGATTCATTGAATAGTGGAAAGCCATTACCGGCTGATGACCCTGCTTTAGCAAAAGATAGGTCTGGTCAAGAGGCTTTAGTGTTTGCTAAAGACTATGCCTCATACCTTGTTGATTACGAGCGTTCGTTAGCTGGTGGAGCTAGAGGCTTTACAGTCCAGTTCCAAAAACGCTTTAATGATTTGTTAAGTCAAAATCAATTTAATGCTACTGGCTTTGATAATTTAATGAATCAACAAATTGATGAAGTGGTAAGAAAGGCTAGAGTTCATAGCCCTGATAAATTGACCAAAGACAATTTAACCAAAATGGGATTAAAGATTAACGACTTTGACCCTAATGCTGAGAAAGGTTATAACCGGTCTATTGGAAAAGGCGATATACCAGCGCAACCTAATGTCACTCAAGAAGAGTATGCCAAGCTAAAACCGGGCGAATTGTATTGGTGGAATGGAAAACAGGTTCCTAAAGGAAAAGAATAATGGCTGATTGGTCACCTCCTGAGGTTAAAAGTTCTGTTGAAGTTTCTGGCTGGACGCCTCCAGAAGTTAAGCCACAAGAACCGGCTACTGGATGGGAGAAGGCTGGAGCAGTTGCTCGCGGTGTTGCTGCTGGCACGCTTGGCGGTCCCGGTGATATTGAATACTTTGCTACCACTACCGTTCCAAAATTATTTGGTGGAGAAGGTGAAACCGGTACTTTTATGGGTTCGCCTACTTTCTTTCCTCGTTCGGAAGATGTGGAAAAAGGATTTCAGCAAGTTGAAAGCGCTGTTGGCGCAAAGCCCGGCGTTCGCCCTGAGCTAGAAAGTTATCGTACTGGCGGTGAATTTGCTGGCGGTTTTGTTACCCCCGGTCAAATTGTTAAAAATGTAGTTAAAAAGCCTTTTGAAAAAGGCATGGAACTTGTCTCTAAAGCTAGGGGAAAACCACTAGAAAAAGCATTAAGCGAGATGACAACTACTGCTGAAGAGCTTGGACAGAAGGCTGGCGCCCGCATTAAAGAAACTGAAAAAGTCGGTCAAGAAAAGATTTACACCGACCAACAACGCCAAGAAATTAATTTGCGTGATGCTGCAAAGCGTTTTGATGCTGATGCTCAATTGGCTAAAGCTGAAAGCCAAGGCACTTTAAACAAGATTGGCAGACCTACTAACGAATATCAAGTCGGAGAAGGGCTTAGAGGCGTTGCTAAAGGCGTTGAAAAGCAATTAGATGTTGCTAGAGGTAGAGCTGCCGATGTTCTTAAAGATGCTTATTTTGCAGAAGGCAAAGCAAGTGAGGCTGCTGGCAAGTTTTGGTCTCAATCTCAAACCGGTCAAGCGTTTTTAAAGAACCTTAAAGATATTGCGTCCCCTGCTAACGCTGGAAAATATACCGCATCTGAACAATTGGCTGCTAAAGACTTGATGGAAACCCTATCTGGAGTTCAGGTTCAAGGAAAGATTGTTCGTTCTCAAATTGAAAAGATTGAGAAAGTTATCAGAGAAACAAAAAAAATAGCCAACAAACCGACAATGACGGGCGCGGACGCTATGAAACAACAGTACATGGGTAAGCTAGCAGAAAAGCTAGAAGACTCTGTGTATGGCTATGTCAGCGAAAGCGGAAAGCCAATTGCGGGATTTGCTCCTACCGGCAGAACCTTTAGAGAGGTTTACGCCAAGATGAGCCAGCCTTTAAATACCTACGAGTCTCAAGTTGGCAAAGTGTTGACTCAAGAAATCGAAGGGTTAAAAGGCGTATTTCAAGCTGACGCTACTCAAATTCCAGCTAAAGTATTCCAGTCTCCAGAGCAGATTCGTATTTTGGAAAAGATGGACATTAGCAAAAAAGCATTAGAACCATTTGCTGCTCAACACGCTGCTAATGAATTATCAAAACTTAATACTGCTGAAGCTGTTGACGCTTGGATTAACTCATCCAAAGGCGCATATCTTCAAGAGTTTCCTGCTGTTGCTGCAAAGGTAAAAGAGTATGCGAAAACGCTTGCAACGAATGAGGTTAAAGCTGCCGAGAAATCTACGGGCGCCAAGGCTCTGTCTCAACGCGCTAAAGAAATATCTCAACGCGCACAGGGAAAAACTGAAAAGCTCACAAATTTAACTAAAGAAAATCAAAAGTTTGTAAGCGAATCCTCAAGGGATATATTTAATGCAACCACTACAAATAGAAGTATTAGTGCGGCTGAATCTTTTGTTAAAGGCTTGGAAAGTCGAGGTCTTGCAAGTCGAGAAGAGACTATTGCAATGCTGGACAAAATCCGTGATGTTAAGACTAGAGAAACTGATAAAGCAAAGGCAATAACCGCTTTAAAAGGTATCTTGCCTTATGTGGGGGCTACAGTTGGTGGTGGCGCCGTCGCCGGTTACAGCTTAAATAAATTGCTAGGTGGATTTTGATGGTTAAGAAGCAAAGAGGGATAAACAACGCTTTAGAAGAGGCTATCTCAACTATGCTAACGCAAGTGATGGCTGACCCTGAAGCTAGCATTACTGACAAAACTAAAGTGTTAGACCGAGCATTAAAGCTAGAAGCAATTAAGCTCAAAATGAACGATGATGAGTGGGGAAGTGGTTTTTCTATTGATGATGAAGATGAGTAAGGTTAGAATATGAGTATCTTTAATCGAATAGGGGATATTCATGGATGCAATCACTATCATCAAAGTAGCATTAACGGTCATCTCAGACCGGCTCATAACGATTTTGGCTCTGTCAATGTCGTGCGCTTTAGCGTGTTGGGTGATGTGGGGACCACAATGGGACCGCGTAGCAACACTAGCAATATTTGTAATCTTCAGCTATCTTGTGATAAACACAAAGGAAAGGAAACAACATGAAAAGCAGACCACACCAGAGGGACCATGAGTCAAATCAGCAAATAGCTACGGCTATTCGTCCACAGTTGCCAAGAGATGGAAGCCCCGGAATGACCAAATGGAAACCCGGAGAACTACCAAAAGGCGGCTATCGCTCAATGTTTGATTTTGCTGAAGGTTCTTACAGTACAAAATTAAGCCCATCTGGAGCGAAAGAAAAGAAGGTGTACTAAATGGCAAATAACATTGCATTTCAACCAATGGGGAAAACGGTAAAGGTAGCTGCCGTTGGTGCTGCTAACACGCAATCCAATGTATTTACCATTACTGCTGATAGCCCATCAAACCAGTATTACCTAGCTAACGCTGACACCAATTCGGCTGTTTATGTATGGATTAACTCTACTAGCACCTTTAATGTGGCGTTACCTGATAATGGTCCTGGCTATGTAATTCCTTTGCCACCCTATGCTTACAAAGTAATTACTGGTCCGCAAGTCAATTCCAATACAAATGTGTATGCAAGAGTTATTGGTGACGGAACAAACGCTTCTATTTATATCACTCCGGGCGAAGGCTTGTAATTAAAAAGGAAAAATCATGGCAGACATTCAAGATGTAATACCAGTAGTAGAGGTCCCTAATGTACCTGAGCCAACACCAGCTCCAGAGCCAATAGTTGCTCCTGAAGTTGTTGTTGAAGTAGCCGGTGATGCTCCTAAGTCATTGGGTGAGAACATTAGCGTGGTTAATATTTACACACCAGAGTAAACCATCACAGCCAACAATGAGAGTTCATAAGTCAAAGACGATATGGTTTTCCTTAGCGTTGGTGATTTTTGGTGCTTTATTTGATAACTTTTCTAATGTTCAAAACCTCATTGACCCTCAATATTACGGTGCTTGCCTTATTGTTATTGGCATTATTGTTGCTGTACTGCGCTTTATAACAACTGAGCCAATTGAATAATGTTTCCATTACCAATTAGCTTTTATATTTATGCTGGTCTTACTATTATTGCTTTAGCGGGAGTAGGTTACGGAAAATATGAACATACTGTCTTTGAGGAATATAAGGCGGAGGAGGTTGCAAATGCACGATTAAAAGAACATCAGCTACAGGATGCTACTGACCAGATTAGAAAGGACAAAGATGCTCAAATCAACGCTATTAACAATCAGCTTGCTAATGTTCTTATCGAGCTGCGGAACCGCCCCAGTCGGAACAATAAAGTATCCGTCAATGGACAAGGTGGAACTGGGGCAACCCTTTATGCCGAGGATGGTCAATTTCTTATCGGGGAAGCTGCCAGAGCCGACAAACTTAGAACAGCCCTCCAGTCCTGCTACGCCCAATATGACGAAGTAACAAAATGAATAGAGAACAATTAGCTACTTGGGTGACCATGATTGCTTCTTTTACTTTATGCGTGACCGTTCTTTCAATGGTAACCGTGTTTATGTTTGGATTTTTTAATCCACAAGTAGATAACAACAAGCTATTTGAAATAGTCGGTCCAGCGTTTCAGACAATTATTGGCGGATTTATTGGTTTAATCACAGGAATTAAGATAGGTAGCGCAGATGAATAATTACAAATACTCTAAAGATGGTCTCCATTTAACTGAGGGTTTTGAAGGCGTTAGGCTTACTGCTTACCCTGACCCTGCTACTGGTGGTGACCCTTGGACTATTGGATACGGGCATACCGGTCCTGAAGTCCATTCAGGCATGACAATTACTCAAGAGCAAGCCGAAAACTACTTGGCAGAAGATGTTAAAAAAGCAGAAGCGGATGTAAACGCAAGGCTTAATGTAGAGGTAACCCAAAATGAGTTCGATGCACTTGTTGATTTTGCTTTTAATTGTGGATGCGGTAATCTTAATAATTCCACATTGCTTAAAAAACTAAACGCTGGTGACTATGAGGGCGCCGCACAAGAATTTTTAAAATGGGATATGGCTGCTGGTCATCACATGGCTGGATTGTTACGCCGCAGACAAGCTGAAGAATTACTATTTTTAAAGGATATGGCATGAAAAAAGCACTTGTATTCTTAGTAGGTATTGTGATGGCTGGATGTTCTTTTGCACACAATATTGCTATTTGTCATGGTCAATATGCCTTATGCGCGGCATCTGCCACCACTCCTACTGGCAAGACAATGACTGTTGATGGCAAAGTCTTTAAAGAGGGTATGGCTGTTTGCCCTATCCTTAATGGTGATAGTGTTGCCAACCTAGATTTAATGAATGGCTCATGCGATTCTGCCCCCGGCAAAGTATGGTCATTGTTTGGCATCCCTCCACAAACAAGTTATCCACAAGGTCCAAGCTGGACTACTGTTACCGCAGTAGTTAGAACCTTTACTGTAGGACAAACACCTACAACGGGCATGAGCAATATGTGGAGTTTTCCCTGTGAAATCCAAGCTCAACCGGTTAATGGCGTAAAGCTAGCTAGTTGCTATGGTCCAATTATGGAAAGCCCTTGGAATAATGGTCATGTTCAGCAAGGCGAAAAAGCATTTACTCAAGCTCCAGCAGGAGCTATTTATCCCGTTGGCGGCAATATAGCTAAATAATGGCAGACCCACAAGAACTTCAAGGAATTGATACATCGGTATTGGATACCATATCCGCCGATAAAGGAGCCAAGCTATTAGAAACGGCTCAAAAAGAATATCCTTACCTCTCTAACAAAGACATTGCTTACAAATACTCTCCAACACCCGGAGAACAGCGTATGTTGGAGTTTTATAAAGGCGATGACCTACCAGATTGGGCTAAAGGAAAACAAGTTGCTATCGAGGTTTTTAATCCTAAAGCAACACCGTTAGATGTTTTAGGAGATTACGCAAGTCATTACGGCGTTCAGGCAGACCCTCAGCTTAAAGCTCTTTATGCTCAATTTGCCGGTCAATTAGACCCTAATATGATGCAAGAGCGGTATCAATACCATACGCAAAATCTAGGCGAAAACAGACCATACGAACAATGGATGCAGATGACTGGATTGCCTGAAATGTTTAGAGGATACACATTCAATCAATGGCAAGATGCAGCCAAGATGTACACGCCAGAACAGTTGCAAACCCTAAACGCAGTTCGTTCATATTTAGGAATTAAATAATGGCTAAAGACACTAATCTTTCCGTTGGTCGTGGCAGAAGATAGTCATTACAAATCTCTTTTAAAAGCAGTCACTTGGCGGATTACAGGAAGCCTTGATACTTTTGTGCTGTCTTGGATTATCACAGGACACGCTTCTCTTGCCTTCTCTATTGCGTTTGTAGAGCTATTTACCAAGATAGCGCTTTATTGGCTGCATGAGCGTATTTGGCTAAAGGTGAAATTATGAATCATTGGGTGCTTGGGGAAGCCGGAGCCTCCCCGCCAAAACATTAAGGCGAAGGAATTAGCTGTCCTTCAAACAAATAGCTACCCATGTGACCTAGACTTACCCAAGGCGCAGCCCATACCTTGATACCGTTATCTCGCGCTAGCTTGCAAAAATGATAGTCCTCGGAAAGCAAAGTGTTATTGATTGGCTCAATGCTGGTTGTGAAGTATTCCCTTATCTCATCTGCTTTGAGAGTGCCAGCTAAGTCCAGTACATTGTTGGTATAGGAAGGCACTTTATCTGCAAGCTGCTCAAAGACTTGACGCTTAATCAACATAAAGCCTGTGCCGCCATTCCATATCTCTACTGGCTCATTGACTGGTACCGTTACTGAACCTGAATAATCCACTAGATTCACGACAAAAGAACCGGTGTAATACTTGAGGTTATCGTCAGGAACATTATTGTCCATAGCCTGTTTAACGCTGCCCCAATTGATTTCTTTCTTAGGGTAGATACCGCAAATAATGTCCTTATCTACTTCAATCATGCGTGGCATTTGAGCAGGGTTAAAACGAATGTCTGCATCAATAAACATCAAGTGAGTTGCATTACTGGCTAGAAACCCTTTAACCAAGGCGTTACGGGCGCGAGTAATCAAAGACTCATTAAACATAAAAGAGAAGGTAACATCAACGCCAATCTCGTTTAAATGCTTTTGCATCAGCACAATGCTCTGAGTATAAAAACCAGCGCACATACCACCGTACATTGGAGTCGCAATAAATAAATGCGGTCTCGGTTTAACTTCTTCAGTCATTGCGTTCTCTCTATCTTCAGTTGTAAAAGTTGTCATAATCAATCCTTGTAAGTGGGGCTGCCCGAATACTCTGCCCCGTAAGTGTCCTAACTGTCCGCTGAGGGACTCTCATTCAGGCTTGAGGAGGTCTTATCAATGGTCTCAATCATCACTCTGATTCCACCATTCTTGACCGGCTCACCCCTTATGATTTCTAAGTGGTCAACCTGAAAATCATTGTTGAATACTCCAGCATCCTCAAGCGCATCTAAGACTGCTTTGATACGGTTATCAATATCTATCTTGCGCTTGTCTCTTGGAAACAGCACCATCGTTACTTTCAATTTACTGTCTCCAAGTTTGGGAACTTTGTACTCAACAACATAATCTGCAACAGCCGCCTTGAACTCCCGCCCCGCCTTAGTAATATTCATCCTTCCTCTAAAAATAGTCCGGTAAGAATTTACGCTAGGAGGGAGCGGAAGTGTCAAAAAAAGCATTAGCAGCTTATCGGCTTAAAAGGACCATCAGTATTAGTATCCCAACAGCACATACCGCCGCGTCCGTCAGGCTCACATTTGGTGGCTGCAAAACAATTTGCGCTCAACAAAACAAACAATACAATCGCAGTCAATTTTTTCATAATCATTCTCCTTAAAAGGGTACATCTCCGGCATCAGGGGTAACATCTCTTGGGTAGCTTTGTTGTCCTTCGGGCTTCCAATTATCAACGGACAATGTAATGAATGGACCGTAACCCACATCCTTGACCCATCCCGCCAGCTTAATATCTTCTCCATTAACTCTTATCTGCCCTTTCCAATCCGGCGATTTCTCGCTTGCTTTCTTTTGATTACGAGACAAAATTCCTTTGCCTTCACTTGGTATATGCGCCATGCTATTTCCTTTGTATTAAGTGGTAACGGGCAAAACTCTTTCCGTTTTGTTTAACATCTTCAGTTCTAATGTTGTGTCCAGACTTCCTTAGCACCTCAATATGAGCAGCCAATCTCATCGTTCCTATATGTTCCAAGGCTTCTAGCGGCGTCAATGGTCGAGTCTTCAACCAATGCAGCACCGCATCCCTTTGGTTCATCCCTGCGGGGACTCCATCGTAACTTCCGCTTCCGTAGTTGATTGGCTGCCATGTTCCTTTGGGCTTTCTTGTACTCCCTTAGGCGCAATAGCCGCTAACACTTGAGACTTCTGCACAGCGCTCATAACACCAAGGACAATGTAGTTCGCCTTCTTGAGCGCGTCAATCTTTGCGTGCTTCTCATCCTCTTTGATTTTTGCTGTGTCTCTGATACGGACAAAT